AAGTGTATAGCTTTCGCCACCAAGTGATTTAATTTCTCCCACATAACCTATTTGTATTTGCTCGTCTGGAATATCTAAAAGTGAATTAGGTAGGTTTCTCCAATCAACAATTGCTGTGATAATTCGAGCTTCTCTAAATCTATCAGAAAAAAGTAAATTTTCGTCAATATTATCACTAAAAGCACCTCTATATTCTTGATTATCCGATTGTATTCCCAATTGTTTTTCTATTGCAGTCGGATCAAGAGCTTGCTTTGCTCGAAATACTACCCCACCAATTTTTAAGTCTTGGGAAAAATTTGTATAACCGAGCTTTTCTCCGTTTGTAAGTTCAATTAAAACGCAATAACACAGCGTTAAAACAGGATTTGCGAAAGAATCGTCTAACCCTAAATCTTGTTGTACCCCCTCGGTAAATCTCCTGATCTGTAATTCTCCAAGTGAATAAATCTGTAAAGAGGATTGGTTCTGGTAGCTCAAAGAGACAGAGTTGAATCGGGATAAAATTGATAAACCGTTAACTAAATCAGGATAACGAAATGTCGCTCCTGAACCCTTGGCGCACAACCACAAGGCAATCAGATAATCAATATCTTTTTGAGATAAAGTTTTTCTTTGCTGTAAAGAGCTAATATCGGAAGGAGTATCTCTCCGAGAAAATCTTTTTCTTTCTCCACTAGATAAACTAATAGTATTTGTCTCAAATTCAGGAGAAATTGTACACCTTTTAGTTAAATTTAAATTAAAATCGTGATTTAAGTCCGAAGAAAAAACATCACTAGGTAGCAATGCAATTTCAGGCTCAATTCTTGATTCTCGTAAAATTAATTTTGGGATAGAAAAAATAGCGTTATCTCTATTTTTTGTAATAGGTTGATAATCTAGTTTGTCTTCTTCAAAATGACACAATACCTTAAAAGTGCCTTCCCAAGTTAATTTGGGGCTATTAGGAGGTGGATTGTTGAAAACTATTTTACCAGGAGCTACTATATATTCCGACGGTGGTATTTCTGTAGTTCCTTGATAGATTTTTAGGCTATCAATATCTGGATAAAGAATAGGTCTGTGATGAACGTTATTGCCGCAAGAATATGCTTTGATCAAAATAAATTCTGTATTTACTCCATTGTGTTCTGGGCTAAATATTCCTTCTGTGTTATCTTGATTAGCTAAATTAGTCATGGTGTTCTATCAAATCCTGAGTTGTTAAGATCAAAAGCGCAATAAGTAAACTGTCCATCTACCGTATCTACAGGCGCATACTATTAACAATAAAATTGCTTAGTTGGCAATAAATAAGAGGTGTAAATAGGCTTTTTTTTACTTGATAGTCAGAAAGGTCACGATAAAGAAAGTCTTTTTTTGATCCTTTCATTTCTTCATGAAAGTCGAGAATAGCATTTAAATCATCAGATTGTAACGTAGTTCGAGCAAGATTGAACACTCTAATAGGGCTAGACCATTCCACTATTCGTTGTTCTGCCCCTTCTGTGTTTTCTAGTAAAGAATTAGAAAACTGAATTTCTGTTTGATAGTCTTTATCTGGAATAATAGGAAATTCAGGAGTATTTACTGGGTAAGGATCATCAGGAAAATCAGTCTGATTAATGACACGAATAATGTCAATTACTGTAACATCATAAGCTAGTTTTTTGGGTTCGCTTACAGTGCCAGAATAAGTGTAGTTTTTACTGGTTCTCTCTAAGGGGATTATGTCAGCAATTGAACCAGTGTAACGAGAGTTGTACTGATCAGAAGGAATAGAAAAAATACTTACTTGTTGACCGTATTTGCTAACTATTTTCCAGAATTGACCAAATAGATTAATTCCACCAACAGTTTTCAATGTCGGTTCTTTGTCCCACGAAATTGATATACCAGTACGCCAAAATATAGGATTATCTTGACTTCCATCTAAGCTTTTTTCTCTAGCAGTTCCAAAAACGTGATAATAGATCATACTAAACTAACCCTGTAGCCCACACTCTCATTAACAAAGATTCGTTCCCTATTTTCGCCACGCATTTCCAAGTGTCTATATTAGAGTCATCAGGATCAATTCCTTTATTTGGATATATTCCCCCCACAGGAATATCCAAAGAGCATTTTAAAAGATTCGGAACATATCCAACGGCTTTATTAGGAGCTACATTATCTCTTAAATAAAATTCTGTTGCATTAGCTCCGGGGGTAGCGGTTTGACAAGAGACAAGATAATTGGCAATAGGATCTGGAGTTGTTGCTGTTGGTAACACAAAGTTTTGCCTAGCACTCCCTCCCAATGATGGACGGCCGGCCGCTCTACTATTAGAATCTGGTCCGACTGTCCATAAAAAATAAGCATTCTGAACAAAATCCGATTGAGGAAACAAAGGGTTTCTTAGCCATCCGCAACTAAAAAAGGTATGCCGTTGCGAATTATTAAGATAATTGTCGTTGAAAATACTTAAACTGTGCGAATTCAAAACTGCCCAATAATAAGCTGAAGGACGGTTAAAAATAAGAGTAAGCAAGTCAAGACAGTTAACTGCACAATATTGGACATTCATCGTCGTCGTCGAAGGGTTTCCAATAGTGCGACTTATTCCTAGATTGTTAAATCTGAATTTTGACGCAGTTACGGGCAAACTTAGTGATTCAAAACTAACTGGTAAAATTAAATGAAACCCTGTAGTGGCATCTGCGAGAGCGCAAGGTTGTCCAAAAAAACCATTTATCCAATTAGCGCATTGAATGCGTGTAAATCCCAAAGACTCTGGGGCCCAATCTAGATTATTAGTTGTCCAGCCATAGTAGGAGTTACCGACGTTGTCATTGTTAATTAAGGGTAAGTTCATAGAGTGTAATTTTATAAAGAATGATCTTGTCCGTTAACGTTGAATTGAAAAGCGCTAAATGTAACAGAAAAATTATTATCCCAAGTACCTCCTTGATCGTCACTATAAAAGGAATTATTACCAATCGACCAGCCAGGAAGCCCTGTTTGATTGGGTGAGGTAGTAAAGCCCCAAAAATCTTCCCCACTGCCCCCTGAAATCCCAGCAACTAACCAGTAAGTAGTATTAGCGGTTAATATTTGCGGAGTAGTAATGGTAAAGATGTAATCGTCGGTAATGTTAAGAGTGAAACTGGGGTTAGTAAAACTGGCTATCTGGCTACCGAGTCCTCCAGGGCTGGCGTTATAGAGCCTGACAAAAAAATTGGGATTTGCAGTCAATTTTGCTAACCGAAGAGTGACCGAGTTAATAGTATAGCCATAACTGCCACTGCCAGTCGTAAAACTTGAACTTAACCAGTGATTATTATTTATCGAAAATCCTGAGTTAGTTGTTTGAGTTAAATTACTAACAAGATTTACGACCATTGTACCTGGCCAGTGCAACCATCTAGACATATTTTCTTCCTATAGTAAAAAATAAATGCCTAGAGTTATCAACAGCAGAAACAACAAGTTCTAACCTGTTTCCTACGCTAAGAAGATTCCCTGTTGTTACGGGAACAGTTAATCGAGTAGAAGTAATAGATAAATTATTCAATCCAGGAACATTTATTCCATTAATCCTAACCGATATAGTAGCTGTACCAGATTGAGTTACGGCACTAAAGCTTAGGATATTATACCCTTTTAATAAAGCGAAATCAAGAGGATAAGTTTGAACAACAGGAGATTCTATGTCCCCAGAATATTGTTCGGTATTATCATTAATACTATTAATTTGATTTTGGAGTTTGCCAAAAGCCTGTAAAATATTATCAGTAGCAGTTATTGCGCCACCAGTAGTTATATTTAGAGCCGACAATGAAGTTGATAAAACTTTTGAGAAGAAACCGAAGAATCCTTTATTTCCTGATTCTTTCCCGTAGAAAGTATCATTACTAGGATTCCCTACAATTTCATCAGATCTAGCCACTGTCCCGAACGATGATCCCCCGTAATCAACGATAAGCATATCCCCCGTGACTCTTATTTGCCAATCTGTGCCATTAAAAAATATTACTTCTCCAGAAACAAGGAAAACTGTTAATCCAGTAAAAGGCTGCCAGAATTTCCAAGTTCCTGTAGGCAATCCATTCAAGCCAATTACAGGATAAGCTATCTGATTAGTTTTTCCCGCCCACGCCCCAGTAGCTCCTGCGGGGACAATATAGTAGCTATCTATACTTTGAGGACTTGGGGGTGTGGTAAGGGTATAGGAAAGAATAGGAGCAGAGCCTATAGAAATAAGTCTAAATAGCTCGTTCGCTATTTGTTCTTTGTATTCCTGGGAAGATGCCAGTAATAATCCATTAGAGCCGAATATTGTCCCAGCCATCTCCAAATTCCTCTGCCATCTTAGCTTTTACCCAGTTATTGTTCTCGATTTTACAAAGACTTTTCAAGTAAGCTTCGTAATTATTCAAGTCATTTTCATTATAGTCTTTTTTGAAGATTGCGTGTAACTTCCAAGATTTAGGGGGCATCCAGTCTTTGCTTAGTCTAGGATTTTTAAATGTTTTTACCATCCATCCCCGGACACTTTCAATATGCTCACCTTTTTTGTAAGCTTGTCTAAGAGCGTACTTGTAGGCTAGGTATAATTCCCTATCTTTATCGTGAATTATAATCTCTAGTCTTTCGTTGGCGATTTGTTTCTTTTCTTTTGTTGGAAATTCATGTCCACAATAAGGACAAATACGAGCGGAAGCGTAGGTTATTTTATTGCAATTTTCGCACTCTTTAGTCGGAGCTTGTCCTTTTTGGGTATCAGAAGATGTAAAAAGCTTAGGATACTCTACATCCTCGATAAATCCATGCTCGGTTACGTTCCCCGCTTGATCCAAAATCAGACAATCAATCTTGTCTAACCAGCTACAAAGCCGTTGACCCCGACCAGTCATCTGAATATAAAGAGTTCTGCTCTTAGTTGGCCTAGCGTGAATAATGCAAGAAATTGCGGGCAAATTAAATCCAATTCCACAAGTATTAATATTTACAATCCCCCGCAATCTTAATTCAGCTACTTTTCTAAATATTTCTCTTCTTTCCTGCTCTGGTGTTTCGGCTGTGATAATGGCCGTGGGAACACCCCTCTCGTTAAATTCTGTACAGAGGCTTTTAGCGTGTTCTACACCCGCAGCAAAACAAACAAATTGTCTCCCTTGACCGAGCCTGCGATACTCGGAAACTGTTGATTTTACCGCCTCAAGACAACGAATCTCTAACTGACTAGCATCAAAATCACCGCCATTAATTTTTACTCCTTTAGTATTAATTTTATTTTTAGTTCCAAAATAAACACAACCGACAAGCGCGCCACGTTCGATCATTTCTTTTGGAGTGGGGCCAGTTATTTGAACCTCAAAAATATCTCCCAACTCTTCACGCTTCGATAACCGCCACGGGGTTGCTGTTAATCCAATTACAAGGCGATTATCTACTGGTAGGGTTTTCCCTAAAAAAAGATGCTGTTGTTTACGAATGATTTCCCATGCCGAGTTTATTTCTTGTAATATCTCTTTTGACTCAGCGTGAACTAGACTAAGGTGTTTGCATTTTTCTTTAGCTTCCTCAAAAGTGATTTTATAAGGTTCTATGTCTTCTCTTTCTACAGCGATACCTAATACTGCTAATTCGTCACGAATGTCTTTGATTGAGGTTGTTTGCTTACCGTTTTTAAGGTTGGGAAAGCTATCTTTAAACCATTGGCAGTAAGCTGATAGATGAACTTCATCGGCTAGTATTACTTCGGGATTAAACCAAGTAATATCTCGTCCTCTAGATAAGGTTTGAGTTGTTGCAATTTGTACTAATTGGTTTCTATCTTCTTTGTAGTTACCAGCAATTACCCCAGCAGATAGTCCAAATTTTCCTAGAGTTTCTAGGGTTTGCTCAATAAGTACCGTAAAAGGTACTACGATTAAAGTCCGTCGCTGTCTTTTTACGGCGGCATCGTAGATTATTTGACAAAAAAATACTGTTTTACCCCATCCGCAAGGGGCAACGACTAAGGCTCTTTTGTAGATTTTTGGATTTAGAGCATCATACAGTTCTCTTTTAAGAGCTTTTTGGTCATCTCTTAATTGAATTTGTGGTTTAGTCGGTGCAAAAAGTGTTTGTGTTTGTATTGCTAGTGTCATGTTTTTATTTCAGATTATATTTTGGTTTCAATAAAATCTATGGTCAATTGTAACCAACTATCTTTTTTAACCTTTTTAGACAAATCTATTTTGATTTGTATTTCATTTTCGATAAAGTCTAAAATAGGTTTTATTATTGTTTTTGTTTCTGGTAGTAAAATATCCAAATGTTTACCATCTCCTTGTATTTTTTTCTTGTTTGATTTTATTTCAACCCAACTAAGATAAGGTACAGAATTATACTCTAAAGCTAAATAAGCTTCTACTGTAACTATTAATTTTTTAGAATATTTATTTTGATATTCAATCCATACCCTGTATTGACATTGAGTTAGACTTTGAGAAAACATAGTATTCTTTTGCAGTGTTCCTTGTAGATAGGAAAATCCGTCTTCTGTCTTTATTTGCCATTCTGAGTAATTAGACTGACTAAAAGTTTCTCTACAAAAAACCCCAATTTGTTTTAATGCTTCTATTTTGTTCATTAGTATTAATCCTTGATCTCAATTGTTTTAATAAAGCCTATGATAGTTTCCATTATTTTTGTTGCTTCTGGAATCAAAATATTGAACTCTTCTTTGTTTCCGCTTGGATAAAGATTATATCTTGAGGCTTCATTGTTTCTGTCGAGACTGTAGTTCCAATGCAGGACAACCAAAGACCCGCCTAACGTACCTTCTATTGTGATTTTTTCAAAGCATTTGTTTATCAATTGATATTCAGTCGAAATTTCTCGACATTCAATCAAAACTTCATACTTTTTGTTTTTTATTAACTTACCATAAGTTTTGTAAAGATAATCTTCTTTAATTACTAAAGTTCCTATTAAACGAATACATTTGTCGTCTGCGACTGTATCCCACTCTGAGATGTCCACCGTATCGTATTCGGAGATACTCATCTGCTCAAAAGTTTTTTTAAAGAAATCTCTGATTTCTTTAAGTGACGCTTTTTTTAATAGTTCCATTGTTATTACCTCAAATACAAATAACTAAATCGCTGACACAAACATTGACAAATTCCTTGCAGTCGTATCGAGAATTATTACAAGCTTGAATAATAGAGGTATTTTCTTCAACAGAAATAATCATTCCTGACCCTTTATAAAGAATACGATGACCAATGAAGTCGCTAGTTATCGGATCGTATATTGGCTTGTTTGTAATCGAATAAACTAGATGAGAAGTATCTATTCGGATACAATTTAATTTACCACGGTTTATTACTACTTTAAAATCATCGATAACTTCAATTACCTTAGCTGGATACGTTCCTTTAGGCGGAAGTCCTAACTCTTTGTTTGTCGCCATTGTTTTAACTCTTAGTAATGCTTTTACTCTTGAATCTCATCGAGAATGAAAGTGAAAATGTCTAGCATTACTTTTCGAGTTTCTCTGTATTTGTTATCAAAATAATCAGATTTTGACTTTCTAATATAATCAAATGCTATTTGATTCTCATAAGAATAGTTATTGTCTCTATCGTCAGGGTTTATCCATAATTCAAACGCGCCTACATGATACGCTTCGCATGAAATACGCTTAAGCGGATTATCCAGAAAAACCTCTATTATTAATTCATCAGGAAAAAGTAGACACTGAATTATATTATTTTCAGAGCCAAGATTCCATCTTAAATTTGGATAACTTCTGTGGCAGAATTCCAATATTTTCTCTGTTACTTGTTTTATGTCCATTTGTTACTCCTGTCTATTCTTGGATTTCGTCTTCAATAAAATTAAAGATTTCTCTCACTATTTTTCTGGCTTGTTTTACTACACTCCAGCTATCATCATTCCACTCGTCATGGGTTGCAATCATAAACTCTAACTCGCTATCCTTATTATGGTTTAGACTTACTTGAAAACTACCTGACCAGGGAAGTAAAGATTTTTCTTCTGATTGAGATATTAGAAGCAACCCTAGTATATAATCGTAAGTAGCTTCTTTTTCGTAAGAATAACGCTCTTGTTTTTCCTCTGAGCGAATTTCTAGTTCTAGTTTAAACAAAGAGCAAGAACCAAAAATAAAGTGAATATCCTTACAACCATCAATATCATTATAAGAGTAATTCCATACCCATTTTAAATCTGGGTATCTTCCCTCACAAAAATTAAATAACTTTTCCGCTATTTGCCATGTGTTCATTTGTTACTCCTGTTGGGTGAAATTATTAGGAAATACCTACTGTTTCTTCTACTACAATGCCACGATGCCCGTTGCGGCTTAAAGCGTCCAAGTAAGCCATTAGCCGGCTTTCGTGCATAGAAGCTTTAATCTTGCAAGGCTTATTTCTTCTATCTATTGTCCTAATTGTGTATTTCATTTTCTCCAATCCTTTAGGTGTCTTTTGCAGTGATCTAGGTGCGCTTTAAATCTTTTGGCAGACTCTTGCTCATCTGTCCCTCTGATAAGTCCTTTGTTTTTATCAATGTCATCCTGACTTGATAATTTAGCCCATGCTTTTTTAGTTTCTTTTGCCATGATTACACCTTTACTTTTTCAAATCCACGCTGTTCTAAAATTTTATTATACTCTTTGATTTTCGAGTATAAAACGTCACGTTTTTTGCGTACATTTTCCCCAGTTTCTTGCTTGGAAATTCGATATTGTTCTGCGTAAAAATCAGCGTAATAACTAATTTTAGCAGTGTCCATATTTGCAATAAGCCTCATGATTTTCTCCTTGATTCATTACTTAAATCTTACATTATTTTACTAGAATTGTCAAGAAATTTCTGTGAAATCTTCTTTTCTAAAACAGTAAAAATGTTCTCCTTTTGTGAGGTGATCGAGTGACTCAAAGTGATAGTAGATTCCCATAGCAGTCTTAACAATCCCCAGTAGTTTGCACCGGGGGAAAATACGTCCATAGGAATTGACACGATAAACCTTTTCAGGGTATCGAGAGGGAAGGTATTGTCCGATCATTAGGTATTTATATCCTGTAGATAACAGTTAGAGAATGGAATTGAAAAAGTGATCGCAGACCCATTTAAGGTAGTTTCTACCCTCAAAAGCCATTGATTGTCAAAAGTGTCAAAAGTTGCTTCTATAACTTTTCCGACCGCTCTTGGTGGGATAGTTCGCTCTCCTATCTCTACAGATGCAGCCGTTCGTATTAATACGGTTTCTTTTTCAAGATCAGGGAGGCTATCGACATGGACACCATCAGCCGATAACTCATCGACTGGCTCTGATTCAACTTCTACTATCTCAGTGTCAGAAACTGGTTCGGGTTTTGGTGTGGGAGTGGGAGCCTGGACAATTTCTTCTTTTATCTCTGATTGGTATTCTAGGGATTCATCCTCTATCTCAAAAGCTTCTAATTCTTTTGGCTCTTGATAGTGTAATACCATACCCCTTGATTTGATCTCTAGTCGTCCATAACCAGCTTGTTCCAACTGAGTAAGTAGGGTACGGGCGATAGATGTATTTACTTTTTCCCCATTAATTTTACGCCCGCCGAATTTTTGGGCAACGTCCCGAGGTTTAATTTGACCTGCGCTTTTAACGATCTCCCAGATTTCGGATAAAATTCCCTGTACTGGATTGTCATCCTGAGATGTGACTCCTTGAATTGTCAAGAATTGACTGATATAGAAGTCGGTCATCTTAGCAGCTTTAATGGCTGTTTGCACAGGAATACTGTAAAGATTAGTATTGCCTGGATCAAATATCCAATTCAGAAGATGGATGCTTAATGTAAGCCTTAAAAAAGTCTTCATTTGCTTTCCTAGATAGGAAGCAAATGATGGATTAATCGCTCGATACTTCTTAATAAGTATCTCGTAATGGTACTTGATACCAAAGGCATAATTTTCTCCAATTTCGCTAAACCAGCAATTATAAGGATCGACAATCCCATTTTCATCAGCTTCTAGACTAATTCCACTGATTTGATTGACCAGTGTTTCGATACACTCATCGATAGAATTAGGGTCTTCTGGCGGCTTACCAGGACGAGGATCAAGGGGTTCGTGTAGCAAGAAAAGATACCGAGAAACTGCCCCATCGACATCATTAGATAAATCAAGATATTTCCTGAGTTTCTCGACTTGTATCCCACCTAATTTATTAAGTGTTTGCCCATCTAAATAGTATCGATTGTCTTTGTTTGCTCTATCGAAGGTGTTTCGGATAGGGCCATTCCAGTTGCTTAAATCTCTTTGCCGGTCATTACCTTTACCACCTGATCGGTACTGATTTAATCCTTCAAAAAATCCCGATAATTCGTCATATACGACTACCCCACCTTGCCAAGAAGGTTGCGAGGACATCGTTTTTAAGATGCCATCAAGAGTGCCTTCATCGTAAAACCACCGACGCGCCTGACAGTGTTCTTTCTCATAAAGACGAGGGTTGATTTCAGCGTTTGTTTTGTTTGCCTTGCGATCTGACGCTGACATCTCTTGCCACGCAGCTTTTAGATCGTCTAGTGTGGATTGTTCCTTAGTAACTCTTTTCTGCTCGGCTAAATCTTTTCTTTTCAAAACCCGACAAACTTCGTTTTGAGTGAGAGTTTTACCGGTAGAAACCCCGCCTAAGTCCGCACAGTAGAAGATCGGGTATTCCTTCCAGCATTCCCTTTCTCTTGCAGTAGTTCGGAGATTAATAGCAAACCGACTTCCTAAAATAGCTCCTAGTATTGGCCATAAAGAATGCAGTAATCTGATTGGGGGTTGATTTAATGTCTTGGCACGGCTTATAATCGCTTCGGCTAAAGGTTTCGGAAGTATCTCAAAAAGATCAATCTCTTTCTGCTGATAATGCTTACCTTTCAGGAACCCTTCTAATCCTGATTTGATAGCGTCCCCTTCTGCTATTTCTGTTTTACGGATTTCAATTAAATGTCGTATGTCCGATGGTTTCTTACCAGTGGCTTTTGCCCACAGATCAACTTTTTCTTGCCACTGAGTTCGGGTGATTTCTTCCTGACCAATACAGCCGTCAATAGCTGTTATTAGGTCTTGAAAAGTCATCGTTTCTGTTACTGTGACTTCTTTTTCTTTGCTCTCTTTTATTTCTCTTGGTTTATCAACTATCGAAGCTAATAATGTATCGCAAGTTACCTTCTTTTCTTCAATCCAATTGATAATATCTACCCCTTGAGATTCTGGCAAGTGATCCCATAAAGGAGAATCTGGATAGGCATAAAGCCATTTTGCATCGGGGAAATCTTGATAAATTTTCTGGCAGTGAGCCACTCCCCCTTTGTCGCGATCAGGGCATAAAATCAGATTTGCTCCCTTTAAAGCTTCTGTGTGAAGCGGCTGCCATTTCTTTGATCCGCCTATATTGCAAGTGGCAACCAGCCCAAACGACTCAAGCCTTTCTACCTTAGTCTCGCCTTCTACTACAAATATCTGGGTCCCTTCTTTAATAGCCTTTTCTAGGCGGTCTTGACGATAAAGAGGTATATCTTTGTACTCAATATCATCTATGCCCCACTTCCAATTTTTACCATTATCTGTAGAGTGCTGCTGTTTAATATCCTTTTTCCAGATACCATTCTCTTGATAGTCCTTCCGGTACACACGGACTCTTAACCCATTGGCAAGAGGGGGATAAAGAAAATATTGGGTTTTTTCTGTTTTGTAGTCGGAAAATTTGACTTCTTTCTTAAAATAGTAGATTGGCTTGCCCTGGCTATCTAATTTAGAAGATTTTTCCCATCCCGGTGCGGGTTCGTGATCTCGATTGCAGACCGAGAGTAAATTGCCGTCTTCAGATGTGTACATATAGCACCAATCAGGCTTGCCACAGTGGGGACAAGGATTGTTTTTGTCGATCTTGACACGATTCGAGGATTGTGTTACCATAAATGTTATTGAAATAAAAAAAAAGTGTTTTGTTTACAGACCCGCTTCCGAGCGGGTTTTTTGTTGGGTGGAGTGGTAGGAAACAAATCAAAGTATCTACTATCCTAGCAGAATTTTCTTGATCGGTAAATACTACACTTACACTACATCTGTAAATCCTTGCTACGCTTAGGCTTTAGGCTATGTAAGGAGTTGTAAAACGCAGCTTCGCCCTCTTTTCTAGCATTGAGTTCGGCATCAATGGGGATAAAAAGGTAGGATTTTAGTGCAATCTCAAACACTTCTTGGGTCTTTAGGTCTAAAACCTCAGCCCTTTGACAAATTTCAGCCCATAGCTCTCGTTTTACGCGGACTGAAACAACTTTTATTAGGGCATCTTGATTAGCGGACATAGTTTAATCTACAGAATTTTCTATATTGTAGCATAAAAGCTGAGATTGATCGTAAGTTTTTTGTAAGTTTTTTGTAAGTTTTTTGCAGGGTAGTGTAAGATAAGGGTATCTTATCAAAATACACTTTTATGGCTACACCACGATTCAATAGCGACGGATCACCCCGAAAACGAGTAAAAAGTTCGGCTCTGACAGAAAAAGGGATAAGCAAAATGTCCGACACTATTAAGGCAAAAAGAATGGGGCTAGGTATGACCCAAGCCGAATTTACTGAGTGGATACTAAAAGAAGGCCGGCGATTGGGATTACCTGGCACAGAATTTTCTGGGGGAGCGGTTCAAAACTGGGAGCTAAAAAATATCGCTAGTTGCCCTGATCTAGGGAATATGCGATTACTAGCTGCTGTATTTGGTCTTGATACAGATTCTTTTGTGAATTATCTTAATGGCGACTGGCCAACAATTCAGGATTTTCTAAAAGATACAATCAATCAAAAAAAGGATTGTATTAAAAATCCTAATTTAGTTCCCGAACTTTTTCAGGAAGCTGATCCTCAAGTTAAAGCAAAGCTTGTAATTAAAGAAGTTGAGTCTCTTTACTCAAAGCTAGATGAGTTGCAGAAGATGATTAAAGAGATCGATCTAGAAGATGTGAAAGCTTTTCTGTGTTCTGCCCCAAAGGATTTACAGAAAGAAGTTTACCAATATTTACAGGAGAAACTGATCGGGGCATAACAGAAAAAAACAGAGGGTTAACCCTCTGTTTTTTATTTGAGATTTATTGGAACATATCATTTGTTGCTTGATATGTTCCAACTGGAGTAAATCCTTGTTTATCTTTTCGGTTAATTCCATAATCACTTAAGTACGGACCGTAAAGGGGAATACTTTCTAAATGTCTATAATAATCCTTTAAGCTCCATCGGCTGCCATCAGAAAATACATAAACTGTATATCCGTAAACTATTTCAATTTTTTTTAGACTCCCAAGTATTCTTTTTGAATGAATACTTCTAAAAATCTTTTTTTCTGCCTGTTTTTTTTCTTGTTCTATTTTTTCTGGACTCAGTTGTACGGGGTCAAGCTGAGGCCACTCTGTGTGACGAGAAGGACAATCTGAGACGAAAAAAGACATAATACTCCTAATTGTTTTGATTTTTAGTTGATAACTGATAGCTAATTTTAAACTAATCTAACTTAGATAGTAAAGCTTCAATTGTTTTTAGCCCATTCCCCGCCGCTACACATCCGTCTTTAGAAGCTAAAAGCGACAAATCTACAAGTATTAATTCAAAAAAGACTGTTTTTTCTTCTTTACTAGCAAAGGGAAAAACTAAATCACCGACTACATCTGTTAGTTTTTCGGCCATTAGTGAAGTCTGTGTAGGATCGCTGTAATAGTCAATTTTTTGGCTCATTGTTTTTCTCTGATTTATTTAGTAATTTTTTACTGATAACTGACAACTAATCCTAACTTAATCTCTCTACAAAATCAATAAGTTTTTCCCAAAGAGTTACAGGAAAATCTACGGTCATTGTATCATTGTCTGTTTGCCTTGCGTTCCCCTCGTTTACTAAGGTCATCAGCAGGTATTTAATATCCTTAGCTTTGGGAGTAAGTTTAACGGGTTTTGGCTCTAATTCGTCACTGGGTTTTACGTTTCCATCAGAGTCCAAAAAAGTTGGATTTTTAGACTCTATAAAGTTGGCTGTTACCGATTCGACTAATTCCCCAGTGGCTTTTATTCCTTTTTCTTCCGCTATAGCTACAGTCTCTAAAAGAACATTTTCTTTCTCCGAGAGTGTTAGTTCATTTTTCCTTACAAGATTGTGTAAAGTCGTCTCCGATACTTTACCTTCGATTGCTTTTAATGTCGGACTAGACATCGAAGAAATCTCTAGAGTCCGATCATATTCTGATTTTTTCCATCCAGTTTTTTCGCAAAACTGTTGGTAGGACTGTTCTTCAGTTAAACCAGCTAATCTATCCTCGTGTAAATGCCGTCTGATCAGTTTCGCTTTGTCGTACACCGATAGTTTTTCGCTATCAGTGCCGTAAGAAAGCATTTGATATTCTAGATCACGGACAGTCAATCCTCCAATTAGAGGCTTAATAATCGCCGAAACATTAGGAATAATAATTCCTTGAGACGCTAAAAGCAACCAAGCTAATACCCTTCGATGCCCGTCCATAGGAAACAGTCGATCACCGTCTGCAATCAAGTGTAAAGGTTGATAAATTGTTCCCGATGCCAGTATCTTATCGGCTAGTTCTTTAATTAACTCCAAGTCGTAGGTAACGCGGGTATTCCATCCGTTTTCCCCTGCGATAACCTCGATTAAATCGAGGCTAAAGGTTAAAAGAGTTTCATCAGGCAAGACGTGCATTTTGCCGTCGTTACGAAGCCCTATTCTTGGTCCGACAAAGTGACCATTGGCTAATCTGAAAGAAATTAGCTGGGGATCGACTACGATTAACTCTCCTCTTGCAGACCCATAAGTTCTGATTTTGTCTCTTGATTTTGCGCTCATTTTGTTACTCCTCAGTTGTGCTTGGGTTGTAAGTTAGTCCCCAGATGTGAGACGTTCCGTATATTTCTTTATAATCACCCTCTACTACAAAATTAGAGGCTATAGCGATAGCTTCCATAAACAAGTTAGCATCCTTTTTCAACTGTTTAGGGATAGGAACATCTGTCTTACAAAAAGCAAGAAATAACCACACCCAAAATGTTATTTTCTTTGTAATAGATTGATTCCAATCGTAATTACCAAGAACAAGACAATCCATTATATTGCCCTTGATTGCGGATTTATAAAACAGTTCTAAATAGTCTAATTTAGGATTCTGTTTCACTTCTAATAGTAAAGTATCAACGTATTGTTTAGCTTCGGTAGGCAAGCTATTGTATTTTCTCTGAACTAGCATTGCGCGTTGAATGTCCATTGGGTTACTCCTTCTGTAGATTATTTTTAGTTGTTTCTTGCTTTATTCGTAGTCCCATCAATGGGAGAATGACATAACCCTCCTTTACAAGGTAACTAGCTATAACAAAAGATTGTAGAAAAAGACAATAGTTTTTCTTGAGAAGATTAGGTATTGCTACACCTGTTAAAATCGAAAAGATAAACTGGAGTATAGCAGTTTTAAAACGCCAAAAACATCCTACTTTCCTATTTGAATCAGCGTCAATAAATGCACTGCTTAAAAGACATTCTATATCATTGTCATCTGCTTTGATTACGCTTTCATAAACTCCTTCTAGTAGTTTTGATACAAAGGGGTTTTTTGATGTTTTAAGAACTAAGCGATCAACATATTGCTTGGCTTCTGTTGGCAACTTAGCGTAGCTTAAGTTGATTAGCACTCGATAGGTCAGGCTTTTCATTTTTTTACCCCTTAGTTGTATTGTCGGTTATTTCTTTATACCAGCTTTTTTCTGCTAGAAAAATCGACGCTAGTGTTAAAGCTTCTCTGAAAAGATCAAAATCTTTTTTAAGAGGAGAAGGAATAGCAACTCCTGTACATATAGGCATGAGAATAGTTATAACCCAAAATTTAACCCGATTAATAAAAGAGAGATTCCATTTACTATCGAATAAGTACAGATAGACGTATCCTTTTTGTATATCTCCTTCCCACCACCAGATTAATATCTCTTTAGTTATTTGGCTAGTTTGAGATTTTTTTAATAAATCATCAATCCAATTTTTTGAGTCAAGAGATAATTCGAGATATTTATTTTTAATCATAAGCTTATACAGCTCCTCTTTGAGATGCGAGTTGATGTTCACTGTTTTACTCCCTAATTGTGCTAGTTTTTACTTTTAAGGCATTTTTAGGTCTTCATAGCGTTTTCCCCATTCGTTAACAAGAATCGTAATTTCTGGAAAATTAATCGCCTTACCTTTAATCCATATATACGGATTATTTGATTCCGATAAACTTGTTAATGTTTCAAATAGCAAGTTCGTAGATTTCAATTCTACAAATGTTAAATTAATCTTGATTACTTTTTTAGTTTTGCCAGAATCGCAAGTAATCTCAAAATCTGCCCTTAATTGCTGTACTTGATCAATACCTACACTAAAAACTAGGTTAGCTACCAATCCATGCAAGCAAATATTTTCGACTTGTCCTGTACTTAAAACTTTCCATTGGTTTTTGCTGCTTTCAACTAAGATTTCTTGTATTTGCTGGAAAGTCAGTTCATCCCACCAATCACGACTTAAGAGATTCAGATTCATTTAATACTCCTTAATTTCCATTTTTAGATTTTTTAGCTTTTCAGGTCTTTATAGGTTGCTGATAACTGACGACTGACAACTGGCAACTAATTAAAAATCTTCACTGAGAAGTTCACCAGGATCAATATTTTCACTGCGAACTTCTATTACTGGCTTTAGCCTTGCGTCTATAGCTTTTTTTAGGAGGTCGGCCAATTCTTTTTCAGAGGTTGCTTGTTGGGCGATTTGCAAAGCTTCTGGTTGAGGTAATCCTTGATTTACAGCCCAAGTAATTCCAGCCTGCTTGCGATCCTCTGACAGTGATTGCGAAGCGTTGAACAATTTTACGTTTCCCGTTGACGCAGGAGTTAAAGTTCTGACAGGTTCTACATTTCCCGTAAATTGTTGAAAGGCTTTTGTTTCAATGACTTCTAGAACTTGAGACGCTCTGCTAGGGTGAACACGGATTGATAAAAGACTAAAAGTCTTTCGTCCCCTTTTTCCGTCTGGTAAGGGATAAGATAGCTCTCTTGACCCGCGTTCTAATAGAAAAGGGATACCAATCAAACTACCAGCCGATGTTTCAATAGCTAGTAGTTGCTCTGTTACTCCGATAATATCCCACTTTGAATGGGTTTCGACTTCAAAGTATCCTAGTTCACCTAATTTAGGTAAAACAATCTGCAATCGCCCAACTTGCTTGCATTTACACCCTGAATAGCTTCCATCAGGGTTTTGTTGACGGTTGCACGGGATAGGATTAGTGGCAATCATTTTGCCACTAAGTTGGTAGATATGTTGCTTTTCTTCGTCACAACGAGAAACTAATCCCGTAGCTCCCCAATCTTCCATCCAACAAGGAAATACCAAGTCTGTATAAGGAAAAGGTAGCAAGCAATCTAATTGCTTAGGCTCTTTCCCGTAAATAGCGGTAAATTTTTCGTTGATTCCTTGAATATCAGAATCAATGCGAAAATATTCTAAATCATCTCCGCTTATTAGAGTGCCAGGTCTTTTAGGGTTTTCTTTTTTTTCTCCCCCTTTGCGAATTTTCCCTAGCATAGGAAACCGGGCTTGTCTTGTTGTCAAAGATTTTATAGGCATTGTTTTTACTCCTAAAACGGGAGGTTACTCTGTAATTCAGAATAAATAGATGATGGAAACTCATCTATTTCTTTACCAGCAAAATATTTAGTAATACTGGGGCAAGCGACGCTGTGAGCCTCTGTTATTTCTTGCAGTTTCGACATAACCACTTGCTGTGCTTGATTTAAAAGAAATTCATAGCAAGCATCAGCATCTTCGTCGTCTTCTGGTTTCCCATGAATATTTATGCTTACATTCACAGACTCAAAGTTGCCAAGATTGACTTTCTGGCTATAATCTACCGAGATATGGGTGATAAGCATCTCTCCTCTAAAATTTGATTAATACAATCTTATAGTAGATTGCTAGAATTGTCAAGTATTTTTAAAAAAAAACTTGCAAAAAACTTACAAAAAGATAATAGTACAGAAGAACTAAGTTATTATCGTTAATAGATTGTAGATAAGGATATTAACAATGAAAGTCTTGATATATATAGGTTTCATCCTTTGTTGATACTGTTAACGCTATCCCCCAATATTATTTTTTTTACACTCTTATTGTCTAGTCTGTTTATTATTCCTTCCTTTTTATTTTTCCTCTATGATCCGTCAACGGCATTAACAAAGCCTGAAACCTAGTCAGGGTAAAGGTTTCGATTGTCGATAACCCTATTAACAATCTGGTTACAAAAGAACAGTAGATATATTTGATACAAAAGTACCTATAGTGACACTTGATAAACTGGCACACTTCGCCAACACCTGTCGAGAGAATTGATCTATATTAGAAAAGTAAGTAAAACACACATCACAGATATGGCTAACTCCAAAAAGGTAATGACTGCTCAAGAATTTGCTGATTATATCAACCTCCGGACTACCACTCCTGAAATTTTAACTGCTGCAGAAGTAGCCTATTACAGAAGATCATATTATCTCCCAGGGTCTTTACTAACCAAGGCTTTTGCTGAAAAAATTATTCAGCGATGGAATAGTATAGATATGGAGGAAGACGGAGATCCTTATGGGATATTGGGATGTAACACTAGATAGTAAATCGTCAGTTATCAGCAAACAATCATTAATAAGAGTAAAACAATGGTAAATGAAAAAATGCTAATGGGTCGTAATAATTTATTAGAAGAGTCGAGAAAAACAAAAACTCAAAAAGTTAGAATAGCGTGGCATTTTTCCAAAATTTAACTGGCAGAATTTATAGATCGTGAAAAAGAATTATCTGGACACGGAAAATGGTTTGATTATAGCGAAATAGCTACGCTCGAAGCTTGGGTTTGTAAAATGAATAAAGAATATGACGACATATTCCATTATCTTCAATTTTGTGAGAAATAGCTTGTAATTATGCCCCTAAAATTACATCTCGCTAATCCCACTATGTCAGGCGATAATGGTCTTGATTCCAGTCAAATAATCGTTGCCAGTGATTCTTTAAAAGACACTGGATAGCTTGAATTTTGAAAAACTCGTACTGTGTAAGCCGATTGGACTGACCCCCAGTCGGCTATCTGTTGCGATTCTGTGTAAACGACGCTTCGGGCTGACAATACTGACCATTCTCGTTTTATTGTGGTTCCACTGTAAATTCTGACTACATAGCTGTCCAATTCTCCTGCTGCGTAAGCGATATCGATATAGTCAATCCAACGACCATTTAACCGCGTCCGTCGATACCAAGTAATAATTAAATCGTTGTTATCTTTTTCCCCTCTTACAGCACAAGGGAAAGGCTTCAATCCTTCTAAGGTGATTGTGTGAGAGACTTCCTCCTCTATATCGGTTTCAAGTAATCCATTAGGAACTACTTTTAATAAATATTCTCGATTAATATCAGAAAGATTTAAGGGGAATCGAACTAAAGAATTAGTTAGTAGCACAAATTTTTCCCCTATTATATGCTTAGAAATGGCTGGTTCAGTTCCTTTGACTCCACGAATTGTATATGAAATATCAAAGGTCAAGGGATTGTTGGACACAATAGTAGCATTTTTAAACGCTATAATTTCTCCGGTAGAGAACCAGCCTAATTGTTTGCCCGATAGAAAAGCTTCAAGGGTAACTGGCTCTAATTGCCCTGAATTTATGCTTACTCGTATCCAATTTAAATCGTCAATAAAACTAGGAGAAGCGTTGTTAAAATTTGGGGAGAAGCTTAATACAGTACCAGTTACGCTGTTGACGATATTGCCAACAGCAAAATCATAGCTTAATCCGTTGTCATCGGAATAAAATAAGGCTCCTCTGTTAAAACTAGAGTTACCTTCAATTGCCACATAAATTCCTGCGTCGGCATCTCGGCTATTAACTATTGGGCATTCAATAGGAATAGCGTTAGCGCGTCCGTAGGGACGAGGAGTGTTATTGTCTGGCGGAAATTCGTTATAGGAACGAGGAATGTTATTGTCATTGTCTGGCGGAAATTCGTTATCTATAGGAATATCTGGTAAATATCCTACTCCTTGAAATCGAATAGCTTCAATTTCAATTAAATAATTTACTCCTCTTACTTTCTTTGTAATTTGCATCAATTCTTGATGATAATTGTTATTATCATTAGTAAAAATTATATCCCCAACCTTTAAATTTTCCCATGCTGGTAACAAAAACATTTTTGAAAAAGTTTTTGATTGCGTTTTCCCTAAAAAAAGAATTTTTGAGGCAATATTCATGAAAAACATATCTATATCTATTAGCTTAGTTTGAAAACTAAGCTCGTTTGTGTGAGTATCTGATGGGTCTTTAGCTACTGCGGTAATAGTTTCATAATTTTTTAAAACATTTAGCCCAGATACCGTAACAGCACTAGGGGTTTCTCTAAAATGAGTCAGTTTTTTTTCATTAAGGTCAATAGGATTTTCTCCAAATTTTTTAGACCCAAAAGAGCTTTTAGGGATAAAAATAGGATCAGATGATTGTTCTTGTCTTTTAAAAATGATTTTATCTTTTGGCTCCCTTGCCACAATAAAAAAAGCTCTCATAAGTTCTTCTAACTGATCAGCAAAAGATGTCCCGTCAAACAATAAATCAAATCCTTGAATTCGGTAATTATCAGGAATGTCAGTTACGTCAATTTGATCGTCTGTTCTACCGGCTAATTTACAAATAGTTTTCAAAATATCTTTTATTTTTGGATTGTTTCCACTTTCTCCAATCACCTCAACATCAATAGTAGGAAATCCAGTGCCGTCATAATTAGCAATCGGATAATTATTAAAAACTAAAAAAGACATTCCAGTAAAAGCAGGTACTGGATTAGATTCTTTTGATTGAATTACTGACGATGGTGTAGTTTGATTGCCAGTATAAATAGTTGTATGCTCAATAAACTTTAGGCTTTTTTCGTCATTAGTTTCGGAATTGTAAACGAGGACGCGGTTCATCCAAACTCGCCTAACAGAGCCAATTTTTCTAGCAATTGGATAAGCGGCTGTCAGAAAATAAGTGTAAACTTCGGTAGTTTGCCCACCACCACCTTTTCCGCCTTGTTTTTTGGATCTGACGACTTCCTTAAGGGGAATCCCCCACATCATAGTTAGCCCTTCTTTCCTTACCCTTCCAAAAGGATAGGATAGGCTTCTGCCGTATTCAGCATCAGGAACACCAGTATCCTCAATTTTTCCTTTTTGTTGGGTAGGGGGTTTAGGGGCAAATAGAGATAATAATAGGTTAGCTCCGATCCCTATTGCTACGGGAATGAGAAAATTAGCCACGGCTTTTTAAAAGATAGTATTTTCTCTATTCTAATAGGTTGAGTAGGAATCGAACCTACCTAAGCCGAATTATGAGTTCGTTGCCTTAACCGCTCGGCCATCAACCCTTGACCTATTTAGGAAAAAATAAAGTAGGAGAGATATTAAAAAAATCGGCTAATTTTTGAACGTGAATATCTGTTATCTCTCGCTGCCTATTAAAAATATCATCTAGGATTGATTGATCCTCAAAAATAGATAGCAAATCTTGCTTTTGTAGGTTTCTTTCCTCTAATATGAATTTCAACAATTCAAGTCCATAAATATCAGGTATTGGCTCTTGATTTTCCTCATACTCATAATTTTCTTCATACTCATAAATCAAAGCTCCTAAAACACTTAAATACTCCCTTTCTTCTATTGTCAATTGAATTTTATCTAATATGATTTTATCTAAAAAAGAACTGATAACTCTTTCCGTGTTTTCTAGCCCTTCCTTGTCGTAAATAGGACGAGGAGGGTATTGTTTTAATAATTCTAAGTATTTATTTGTATCAAACATAGTGTGACTGTAATCGCTGTAACTTTTTATCATAGGTCAAGTCTTTGATTTTGTCAATATGTTTGATTTTAAGTGGGTTGGGCTGGATTTGCACCAGCGTGGAATTAAATCTACAGATTTACAGTCTGTCGCCTTCGACTACTCGGCCACCAATCCTTGTTTAAATTTATCTTACTATAATTCTTAATGCTTGTCAATCATATTGGTTTTTGATTTTCTTGATTCTTTTGAGATTCTTGCAAATTAAGAAGTTGAAGCATTGCTTCTCCTGCGTCTTTACGCGCCATGTTACAAGTCCAGAGTCTTTGTTCATTGCGCTTGATAATGATAATTTTTGTATCAGAAACCGAACAAACTAAATCATTTTTCTGTTTTATTAGCTGATTAATAGCTTCTATTCGTTGCCCCTGTTCTAGTTGGGAAACGGGTTGAGGGTTTTCTCCATACTCTTGTGTGGAGAAAACAACAGCTAACATAAAACTTTTTGTTTCTTTAAACTGAAAACGAATAATCTGCCAACTAAATTCACCATCAGGCTCTAATTCTCGATTCCAAATATTTAGAAAGGTTTCTAAATAACCTTCTAATCCTTTTTGAGTTTGACGGTTTTTATTAATATCACTGAAAAGTCCTTGATGCTGTTGAGGATAGTTTTCAACAGGTTTTACTGACTCACTGTCTTGAATAGAGCAAGAATGACAAGAATTAAATGGAAACATAAAGGGCATATTGATTGCTATCAAGATATTAGGAAAGTTTAATAATTTGTTACAGATTAACTATATTAGATTTATTCTCTGTAAAAATTAAGATTACACCAAAAGGAATCTTTCCAAAAATTTATCAATTTTATATTTTTTTCAGCTATTAATTTTCGCCAAAGACGAAAATTCTCAAAAAAATTATACCATCCAAAAGGAACATTTTCTCTAAGGGTAGTCCAAATAATAGGTAAATAGCTGTCGATAGGTTTATAAAGTTTGTTACAAACATAAATATAAAAACCAAAAGACAAAGTGTAAAACAACCCTTTGGTGATTAACATAAATCCCCACACAAAAATTAAAAACAAATTCAAGATTAAGGTTATCGGTTTTATTTTCATTTTTGACCTTTAATAGATTTTAAAGTTATTACTATGCTAGTTACACAAAAAAGCCAAACATACCAAAATTTAAAAAGCAATTCTGTTTCTGTTAAATGTAAATGAATGAATCTAATACCGAAAATTATACAAGTATTAAAACTCATGATAGCAATCAAAAGGTAATAGTTTATTTGTTTAGTCTTTTTCATGTTTTATTAGTTTAATCTTTTTAGGTGTTCTATGTTACTTTACTACAATTAAAGTTATTTGTCTATAGTTTTGATAAGAAAATAAATTAAATTTACTTTTTCCGATGTCAGTGTTTTGATTTTCATTAAGATTTCTACTAATTTATCCTTAAGTTCTTTTTTAGTGGGTTCTGTGTTAGTTGGTTCATAGATGAAAGTTTTGGCACTCCCATCTTGTTCTATTTTAGTCAAAGTGTATTTTTCCATGATCATAGTGCCTTCTTTTATGTGTAGGTTTATCTTAATATATCTAGCCCTCGATTTCTGATTCTTTGAGCAAAGTCTTTATTAAATACTTTTGATTTTTTAATCACAGTAATCTGATTGCTTGGCCAGTATTCTAGCAGAAAATCAACGAGTTCTATTGAAGTTGTGTGTATTCTAGCTTCTTTGCTGTATCCTTTTAGTAATTGGTAAAAAAGAAATAGTCCACTAAGCAGGTCTTTTTCAATTACCCAAAATACTAATTTAATTAATGTATTGCTAAGTCGCCAGTGTTTTAGAAGTTGGCATAGTTTTGTTTCCTCTAATTGCCAGTAACTGAAAAAATCTAAAACATTAGAGATTACTGGGTAGTCGCTTCTACTTACGAAGTCAGATACTAGAGCATCGATTGCTTCTAGAGATTGACACATCCCAATAGATGCAATCGATAATCCCTCTAATTTATATCCTGAGATAATTTGTAGCATGGTTTTGGAGTTTTGTTTTGTTTCCTTGCCTTAGTTTGCCTTGTAATCGTTTCAACCCCTAATAAGGCTTAAGCTTACCGAGGGGGCCAAACTTGCAATCTACTTAACAAGTCAAGCCGATTGTTACAGATTAATTCCCCATCGGTACTATACCGACAATCTGGGGCTTGCAATCTACTTAACAAGTCAAGCCGATTGTTACCATGTGTCAAGCCGTTGCGTCCGATCAAGACTACTCACCTTGCAATCTACTTAACAAGTCAAGCCGATTGTTACAGCCAAAATGACGCGAATTTTCCGGCACGGGTAGGGTTACTTGCAATCTACTTAACAAGTCAAGCCGATTGTTACCCAGTCTCCCAGAGTGTAAGCTGCGTATAGCCTGCGTTGACTGTTTGCGCGGGTTGCGAGTGAATCGACCTTTTCCTTGTTTTTTTCTTGGGTGTCACTGGCTCGGAGGTCAAAACCAGTAAGGTTTCGAGGGTTTCTTCGCCAAGTAACAATCGGCTGGACTTGTCAAGTAATTCCTCCTGCGCTGATTCCTTATCGAAATCCTTCAGAGGCTTAACTTCCCCGGTACAAGCCGGGTAGCTTCTTACGAAGTCTGCTTTCCCTAAGATGTTGATTGCGGCGGCCACATCTCTGGGTAAAGTACATCCACACTCTAAACATTTATGGGTGCGGGTTGATAAACTTTTTTTAACACGATTGCCACAGCGAGGACAATCTTGGCTGGTGTAAGCTGGTTGAACTTTGATAAACTCTCGGTTGGGAGTTTTCATTTTCGTTTCAAGAAAACCAGTTAATTGTCCTAAACTAGCGTCAGCAAAGGATTTATTTAATCCCCCTTTGGCTTTCGCGTTATTGCGTTCGTAGCCTTTACCGTCTTCTCTTTTTTCGGTTTAGGTCGTCGCATTAAATTCTTTAAGTTGAGGTCTTCTACGGCTACAGCGCCATGATTTCTAGCAATATCGGTACTTAGGGCATGATTAAATCCTTTGCGTTGTCTTGCTATTTTTTCGTGAGTTTTGGCAACTTTAGCACGAGTTTTAGCGAGATTTTTGCCGTCTTTATTTTCCCCTGCTTTATACTGTCTAGCGGTTTTTTTTTGCAGTTTTGCTAGTCTTTTTTGCTGTTTTCTATAGTATTTGGGCGGGTCAATTTGTTGCCCGTCGCTGGTACTAATTATATATTCTAGTCCTACGTCAATACCGATTGCTTTATCGGAATCAGGTAGATCATCTACTTCAAATTCACCAAATAGACTTAGATAATATCCCGATGGGTATTTGATAATTGATACGGTAGAGGCTTTTCTGTCACCCTACCGAATGTCTAAGGTATTGTTGATAATTTTTAAATCGCCTAATGTTTTGCCACAGCTACCTATAGATATTTTATCCCCTTTTCTAACAGCGCAATCGCTGATCTCAGAATAAAGAGATTTAATTTTATCTTCTTTTCTTTTAAATCTAGGAAGTTTTCTGTCTAAATTCTTTTTATCGAGTTTGGTGTAAGCTTTCCAGGAATCAGCAAGCTTTTTTAAAACCCCTTTGACAAAAGCCATAGGGATGTCCTTGCATAGTTCTGGACATTTTTCTTTTGTAATACAGCCACATAACCCAAAATAATTATCAGATTTTAACCGCCGTTGAATAGGAATATGAACAGAATAAGAGTGACCTGTTTTTTGTCTTTTTTCTCTAGCTATCTGTATTTTAACTTTTTGATTGACAGTTAAATATTTGGGGGTGTAAAGGGGATTAGGAAGGGATTTACCTTTTTCGTTTTTTAGGGAGTCAATAAATTGAGGTTTTTTAGCTAAACGACGTTTAACCCGTTTAACTGGTTTTCCTGTTATTTTCTCAAGCTCGTCGTAATACTTGTTGAGCTGATATTCCATCAGTAGCTCTAGTCCAAAATTCCAGACAGCTTTAAGCTCGTCCATCCAGCGATCAATATAGGCTCGCTGAGTGGCATTAAGGTTAAGTTTTATGTCCGCAATAGTTTTCTTGACTAGCATGGCTTTTATGGATCGACCTTCCTTTATTCTTATTTAAATCTACCACAACCCTACTAGAAATGTCAAGTAAAAAGTCTAAAGATTTTTTGGGATACCAGTTCCCACATCAGAACCTATAGCCCAACCCTTATAAAAGTTAAAGGCAGTAGTATCAATATGAAAAGGAAAACCTAAAGCTTCCCAGCAGTATAATAGTCTTGGCGCGTCAAGGGTCTGAACCGTATAATTTAATCCTGTTTCAGTAATGATAAATTTTTCAAAAATCTCTGGGGCAACTAAAACAGAACAATAGCTAGTGTCGTCAAATTTACCAGACTTTTTGGCTAATTCAGAAGTAATTGCGATCAAAATTTCTTTTGTAAGTAATCTTTCTTGCGATATATTGCAACTATCTAAGTTAGTCCAAGCGGTAAATTTAACATAATTAGATCGGGAATTAAACATAACTTATAGTAGAAAAAGGTGCTAAACTATATTTGACTTACTTAAATCTACCATAAGCCTACTAGAAATGTCAGATAAAAATTATTATCCTCTTAACGTCCGTACATCAGAATCAGAAGAGAAAAAGCTAAAAAACTACTGTAAAACCCGGAAGCGGTCAATAACCGATGTAGTCCGGGAATTGATTAGAAGTTTACCCGATGACTGATACTCAAGAGTGTTGTCAGAATAGCTAACATTAAAAGTGCCGGTCTGTGAACTGGCACTTTTAACTTTATTCCCCAATTAACAGTTGACGGTTTCTAGCCTTAGAAAAAAGCTGCTTAACTTCCTTGAGGTTTTCGGTGGGGACATAGGATGCTTGATTAACTCGCAACCCTTGACACACTAAATGAGAATGACCGTTTTTCTCCAACCAACGCTCTAACTCTCTTCCAGACTTGAATCCTAGTTCTTTCCCTAACTCAGCAGTAGAACGACCCTCAAAACTCACGTTTCGTCCGTTTTTACAGATAATTGTCTCGGTGACTTTTTCAACCTTCTCGATCACAATATCTGGACGGCCATCTAACAAGGCTAAAACCTCAGCACCATGTATTAATCGAATTGCGTCACGCCGATCCATATAATAGGTTTTGGCTTTTGTCAGTTCTAACTCAAGTTCTAATTCTCGAATACGTCCACTTTGAGCGGGGATTACTTCTTTGATAAGTTGCTTTGCTTGACTAAATGCCTTGACTAAGTTGCGCTTACAAGCAATGACCTGCGAAGTATTTCGAGACAGTGTCATCAAAAAAGTTGCTTGCTCTTCATTCAGGTAGCAGTAACGCTCAGGACGACCGCCGCTAGAGCCTTCTAGGGGTTTCGACATTTGAAATGCGACAACTCCAAACTCTTGAATCTCGTCAATGTATTTTTCTATGGTTTGACGCAAGGCGCGGTGTTCAATCCCCAACTCATCAGCAATCAAACGAGAATCAACGACAAGACAATCATTCTGTGATACTATTTCAATAGCCATATTGGCCTCCTGTTCAGGTAATGTGGTTAGTCCCCCGTTAGTACCGGGGGCAATTACTACAATTGTACCATTTTAAATAGTTGCTTGACAATTCTAGTCAGTAGGAAGAAATAGTCAGGGAAAGGGGATTAAAATAATCCTCTCTCTTTTTTAGTGTCCTACGCTGGCAGTCATTGTTAGTTTGTAGTTAGATTGTAGATATTGTTATTAACAATAGAACCCTTGATATATATAGCTTCTAGACTTTGTTGATACTGTTGACACTATTCCCCAATATTATTTTTTTACGCTCTTATTGCTGAGGCTGTCTTTCCCTTTTACCCCATTTTCTTTTTTCCTCTATACAGTATTAACAGCATCAACAAAGTCTAGAACCTTTACAGGGTAACGGTTTCGATTGTTAATAAGGTTATTAACAATCGAATTACAATCTAACTTCCCACGGTATCGCCTCTTAGTTACGAGAAAAAAACTCTGGACATCTTTTTTTAGCGTTGACAAGGATTGCTTCTGTTTGACCTCTCACAATTTCATCGCGCAAAATATACAGTATTTCTGATCCTGATCCTGTCCCCGTCCCTACTCTTGCTGTTGCGTACAGAAAAACAGCAGAACTAATCGCTCCCATAGTTTCTCCCAGTGTCAGTCCAGACTTGAGATACTGACAAGTTCTTTTCTCAAGTATCTCTTGAGTTTGAGTATCGAGAGACAGTGCCACGGTAGGCATCATTCCTAAAAACAATAAGCTTAAAGCAATCTTTCTCATCGGGGTTATCGTAATTTTCTATGATTTTACCACTCCTGAAGCAGGTACTCGATAAACCAGTACAGGCGGGTATTCATGAATATAGGTCTTCATCACGCCATTTATTGAGTCAGCGTGAATGTACTCACCATCTCCCAGATAAATCCCCACATGACCATTTACTCCTGACTTATAAAACATCAAAATATCTCCTTTACACAAATCACCTTCAACTCTATCTAGTAACCGATCAAGGAATTTGACTAAGAAGTTATTCCGGGGAATCCGTTCGTAGTTTTCAATAATGAAATCATGGGGCAAGAATCCGACTTCAATCCCTACGCCAGCGATAAATCCTACACAATCGGTTCCAATCCCTTTAAGCGATTGACCATGAAACCAAGGAGTACCGAGCCATTCAAGAGCTTCGGTAACAATTTGATTACCCAAAGAATCGTTTTTTAGTTCGTTCATTTTGTGTATTTTCCCGTTCTTTCAATTGATTCAAACTATAACCCATATCATTCCTTGATTCTACAGTCACGTTATTGGTGTTATTGATTATTAGAGACTGATTAGAGCTATTGTTATTTGAGGTCGTGGAGTAATTAGGCTTGCCCCCGACAAATCCCCCGTTGGCGTAGTTCTTAATAGGAGCATTATTTCTGTAGTCTAGATAGGCTTCTGTTTCTTTAGGGTTGAGAATTAATTCATCTTCATTGGCTACGATTAATCGAGGTTTCCGCCCTCCTGACATTGCTCGTTCACGCTGAAAAGCTGAAATGATATTTTTCTCTATCGGAACATTGGCATCTCCAACTTTCCCGCCATCACTAAATAAGCTGAATCCTGTACCTAGAGAAAAGGCAGAAGCCGGAGCAGAAGCAAAGCTAGAGGCTCCTATACTACCAAGTGATCCAATCGAACCAAGTCCGCCTAGTCCCCCACTAAAAATCCCTGTTATTCCGCTAAGTAGCCCGTTAAATAAGCCACCTCCGCCACCGCCACCAAAAATAGAGGAAAAGATGTTACCTACTGGTTTAAAGATACTGTTTAGGGCATTAGTGAAAAAGTTACCCACTGGCCCGATGATTGCATTAAATACTGACTCAAATGCCTGAGTTATTGGTTTAGTAAAACCATCGATAGCAGAAGTTAAAGCATCGATAGCAGGCTTAGTAATACCCTCGACAAATTTAGTTGCAATATTTAAGCCAAGACTACTAAAAGCCGATCCTATTCCTTTTCCTTCTCTAATGTCAGAAAAGAAGCTTTCAGCTGCGCCACGATTCGGAGAGGCATCTAATGCTACTCGCTCTAATCTTAATTCTGCAAGTTTTTCCCATTCTGATCGGATATTAGCTACAAAATCAGCGTATTGTGGTAAGTCTTTGTAAGGTTCTAAATAATCCTCTAGTTCTTCTTTTTCTTTTTGTAGGCTAATACGTTCGGCAAGGATAGCAGAATCATCAAATAAAGTCGGTCGGGATTGATTCTCTAGCTTTAATCTTTGAATAGTTAAATCATTTAACCGATCACGGATACTCCTGACTGTATCTCTGGTTTTTCTAAATGATGCTTCTAAGGTAGCTACTCCCTGATTCTTGCCTAATCGTTCAATTGCTTGATCAAGAATTGTTACCTGTTCTTTAGCTGATTCAACGCGTTTAGCTAAAGCATCGGCATTTTTTAGAAACTGTTCTGCCACATCAGCAGGCATTTTTCCTAATGCTATTTGTTCGGCTACTACTTTTTTAATATTTTCACTCATTTTTTGCCATCCGTCGGCATTTAAAAGTAAAGTCCGTCGCTGGTCTTCTAGTGATTCAATCTGAGAGCGATATTGTCGAGAGACTTCTGTAGCACTCTTATTAATTTCTTCTTGTACTGTCAGATACCCTTTAGAGTTGATAGTCAAATCAGCGACATTCTCAGAAGCATCTCTTAAAGTACGTTCTAATGCACGGGCATCTTCCTCTTGCTGCCGACCAAATTTAATAGCACGGTCTAGTGTGGTGTCTATCAAAAATGATGCCTCTAACTGCCGTAAAAGCTCCTCAGCGTTTTGGTTGGCTGTTTCAGCGTTGCGAATTTGATCAGCCGCTGCGCCAAGATTACCTGTAGGAAGATTAGGAACGGGCGGTAAATTAGGACTCTGGAAGTTAATCGGATTGTCTTTAGGAACCGGTGGTAAATCGGCATCCCAGAAATTATCTTGATTTTGATTAGGTAAAGTCGGTAATTGGGCTATAGGTGGAGGACTACTAAATTCTGGACCACCTTTTCCTTCTTTTGTTTCTTCTTTTGTTAAAACACGGGGAGGTTGTAAAACAGGAACAGAAGTGGGCAAGGGGACAGGAGAAGGGTTAGGGGCGGAGTCTTTAATGGATTGGCTAATTGCATTAGTAGCATTAGTTATTATTGTTCGATTATTTAGTTGATTGCCGTTAATGTTTGCATAAGCAGTTACAATATATTCTTTCCCATTAATGTTTACCAGTCCAACGTTACCAATAACTTTAGAGTTATTTCCAATTTTTCCGCCGATTTCATTATTGTACTTAAAATTTCTTGTTTGCCTCAGAGATTGTTCAGCTAATTGACTTGCAGGATTTTGATCTTTAATTAAAGACTGCATAGCTAACGTTACGTCTTGTGCTGTTGAAATGTTTGGAGTTCCACTGCCTGGTATATTTAAATACCTAGAAATAGTAGTGTTTTTATAACCTTCTTTTTTGGCTAATTCTGTAGCTCTGGTTAGCCCACCTAGCCGATCAATTAAAACATTAGTTGCCGTATTATCTGACTTTTCCAGCATTAACTGTATTAACTGTTCAACTGTTCTAACTTGATTGGCTTTTAATTGTCCGTGTGGATCAACCAAAGGCGATTTTATGGCGATAGCATCTTTTAAGGAAAGTTTTCCGCTTGCTATTTCTTTGGCAATCAAATCAGCAATAATAACTTTAATTGTACTAGCTGGCGACGCTGGGGGTGTTTGAGCATTTTTAGAATATACAGTTTCTCCGCCAACTTCTTGAACTAAAACAGATTGAATATTTTTTGGTAATCTGTTGGTGATTTGTTGCTGAACTGATGGAGAAGGGCTAGGGATGGAGTCTCTAGAACCACCTTGACCGCCGCGACTTGTTTGTTTGCCGTCAAGATCGACAAACATTGAATTAGCTCCTGATTGAACTACCCAGTTAGCAATTTTTGCAATTTGATTAGGATCAGTAAAAACGAGACAACCTGCGCTGCCAATCTTTAAATCGTCTAAATGGAATCCGATTTGTGATCTTCCAGTAGAGAATTTTGGTTCGGCTCCTATCCACGCAGGTCCAACAGTTCCTACTGGAATTTGACTGGGATTATAATTTCTAAACTGTCCAGAATTAAATTGTCGAAGATAGCGAGAAGCGTGGTTAGCGTCAATAGACCAATTACCGTCAGGAAGTGGAGTTTCACTGCCACGAATATTAGTTTTATTTGTGCCAATTGCAGACTGCGTTGATGGTCTTCCTGTTACTCCTCCGATAACAGTATCAATTATTTTACCATCTTTTATTAAATCAAACCGTAGGATTTCTAGTCCTTCAGGAGTTTTTTGTCCAGAACGACGAACAAAAATAGTTGAAGAAGTAGAAGCCGATGGAGTGAAGGAAGGTTGTTCATATTTTTTTACAATTTCTTGATATTTTCTTGTTAAACTTTCTTTGCTTCTTTCTCTTTGCCCATATCCAGCACCAGGAAAAGCTGCCCATTCTTGACGAGCGGCAAATAAAGCACCCACCACATCACCTTTTAAAACTTCATCTAAAGCGCCTCTCATCATAATTCGGCTTATTGCCACTAAATCCTGAGATGTCGGTGAAAAATCTTGTAATCCTAATTTCGCTTTTTCTTCATCCCACGTCGCTTGCATTATCTGGTATCTTCCAGCAGCGTCAGACCTTAATCCGTTTTTTGAAACTCTTTGTCGTGGATGATCTCTAAAAGAAACAAATTGTCCATGTCCAAATAAAGTATTGTATCCTTCATTAGGCATATAATCAGTGCCTTCTGCATAGGCAACAAGATCAAGAAAAGCTCTGATTTGAGGATTATTCAAATATTGAGATGCTTGCTGTCCGCGAGGGGTTAGTGTAGAGGGTAGCGTGGAAGATGTGGGGAATGTGGAAAATGAAGCAGGCGGCGGCGGTAAAAACCCTCCCCCATTCCACACAGGAGCAGGGGCGAAATTACCAGGGGCTGGTAGTATCAAACCTTCCTTAGCTTTTCTAATTGCCTCCGCAGTTTCTTCTATACTTTTTACTAAGTCTTCTCCAGAAGTCTTAATATTTGGGGGAATAGCCACTAACTCAGAATTGATTAATTTAATTGGTTCTGGAAGTGTATTAAGATTTGTGACAATATCCTTGATTGATTGGGGAATAAAGCCTAATTCTTTATTGGTTTGTCGGATTAAATCAGCTAGAGTACGATTGAGGTCTTCCTGAGTCCGTTTAATATCCTCAATCGTTCTTAGTCGGTTTCTTTCAGCCTCTTGCTGTTGCTCTTGTAAGTTACGAATATTTCTTAGGGTAGAGATATAGGAAGTTTCTATCTCCTCGGTTTGAGATTGGAAGGTGCGTCCGCGACTAGCAATATCAGCTTGTCCCTGTACAAATTCTAGGAAAATGTCACCTAATTCTTTACCAGCGTCGCTTGTACCGGGTATTAATAACCGGTTTTTGACTTGCTGCACCCTGATTCTATCGGTTGTATCTAATAGTTGATTTTGGGCATTTAAGAGGTTCTTATCGAGTTCTCTGACTAAATCACTGTAACTTTCAGATAGGGAACGATTCTCTTTAAATGCTGACAGTTGAGCGTCTTCAATCTGTCTTCTGTAATCTTCAATCTGACGATTAAAGTCGATTATCTGACGGTCAAGGTTGCGGTAGTAGTCTTGTATTTGTTCTTGCTGATCTCTTAAAGATAGTTCGGTTTCAGCTATTTGCTGTGTGATATTTGCAATAGCTGTTTTTACTGCTAAAGAATCATCTACGTTTAATACTAATTTTTCTTGCTCTAAGGCTAATTGATTATAAAGAGCTGCCAAGTTTATTTTGGTTTGCTCTAGTCCGTAGCCAATATTTTGACTGGAGGAGGTTTTATTAGCTAGATTAGTGAGTTGTTCTGCTTTAACAATTTCTCCACTAGCTTGTTTTTCTTGTATTTGTCTTTTTTTTCTTTCGACAATAATCTCTCGACTAATTTGCTGAATTTCTCTCTCAGTGTTTAAAATATCTCGTCGAGCAGTTGCGTATTCTTTAGCTTGATTTAAAATAGCTCTTAAAGCGGCGTTGTCTTTTAGGTCAGATTCATACTGATCCATTATTTGCTGAATAGCATCAGGAGAAAGTAAATTTTCAGCAATGGCTTCACCAAAGCTCGCTACATTTAGCTGTTCTAAGTCTTCTTTAAAGTAAGTGCTTAAAACTTTATTGGCAGACTTAGATAGCCTTTCGTTTAAAGTATTAGAGATAGAGTTAGCTGAATTACCTAAAGTGGCGATACGCTCTTTAGCAGTCTGTAAGCTTTCTTCTTGAACTTTAACATTAAACTGAAATTCATTAATTTTCCCTGATGCAAATTGTTGATTTAATCCAATTGAACGACTTAAACTATTTCCTTCATTAGCAAAATTGGCATTAGCTCTTGTTCTTATAGCAAGATCAAAGGCAACTTGTAATTTTCTATATTCTTTTTCTTGGTCTTTCAAGACTTGTAGATAATCTTGTTCCGCTTTTTTTAGTTGACCAATTATAGTCAAGAGGTCTATTTTACGTTGTTTGTAAGCAATATCGGTTATATCTTTATTCTTAAAGCTTTGCTCTAACGATGCTAACGCTATCTCATATTGTTGAAGGTCAGCAGTAATTCTTGACCCAACAGGACCTAACTTTTTATTGATTAGTTCCTGTTCTTGCTTCATTAAATCCTGCTCTCGCTGGTTAAATTTAGATACAGATCGGTCGTTTCCTTTTGCGCTTGCAATTGTTCTTTCTGCTCTGACTAAAGCTAAATTATTTCTGATTTCTTGTAATTCAGATGAAAATTGCTTACTACCTGAAAAATTAGATAAAGTTTTTTGATATTCTTTAAGATTCCCAACTCCAGTAGCCAGAGATTTATCAATGTTTTCTAGTCCTTGTCGTAATTCTAATAGTGACATAAGCCATTTAGAATTATAAACAATCCCTAGTGTTATAACATTAAAAAACTTTTCTCCTCCAGACAATTCCATGTCAGGCAAAAAGCTTGTTAAGCCTTTGCGATTACTGTTATCGGTTTTGTTTTGCCAAGCATCAAGAGCTTTTTTAGACTCTTCTAGGGTTCTTACAGCTTGTTTTAGTTCTTCGCTACCAGCATTTAATGCGTTATAAACAAATTGAATACCAGTTATCACCGCAGTAGGAATAATCAATGCTTTAATTAATCCTATTCCTGCTAAAGTAGCAAGGTTTATAGATACTTTTAATCTACCCATGGCTGTAGCTGTAGATAGAGATGCTACTCCGGCAGTTTGTAAGGATGCACTCATAGCAGCACTGGCAACGGCTCCTAACCGACCAGCTGCCGCAAATTGCATGACTGATTTTCCTAAGAATCCCATGACTGACAGTAACCCTGCGGCTCCCACTGATGCCACAGTCCCTAGATTGTCATTTAAGGTACTTAAGCCGGCATTTAATGCCTGTAAAGCAGGGTAAGCGACTACTCCAATTTTTTCCCCTAACTGCATTTGAAGCTGTTCGGTATTGTTCTGGAATCGAGAGATTTCCGATTGTAAAGTTCCGGTAGAAAGAGAAAGACCTCCAGCACTCATCCGTTTATATTCAGCCGCTAGTCGAGGTAAAACATCTTGTACCAAGAGATTGCCTGCTGATGCTTGTTGATAAAATTGAGCAGTGGTTAAGCCCATTGATCGGGCGGCTACATTTAAAGCGTCGTTTAACCCTCCTGACTCGCTCAATTGCTGTGTGAATTCTTCAACGGAAACAACAGCTTTAGAGGCTATTTGCCCAATAGCTCTAAAAGATTCAGCTTGCTGTTGGGTATTGGTTTGTCGCGCCGATAATGCTTCTTGGAATCCTTCAAAAATATTATCTGCCTGCGCTTGTAGTGGAGAATCAGTAGTAATTAATTTGAATCTGCTATAAGCAATAGCGGATTCTTTAAAGGATATTCCTAATTTGTCAGCCCTTGCCACTAAAGCGTCAAGAGATTGTTCTACGTTGCCTACACCAGCAAGATTTAAATTTAATTTAATTCTTTGTAACTCAGTAAAAGCAAGTAAAGAATCAGTAACAGCTTGTTGAATCCTAAAAGGAATATCGTCAATAGCAAAAAGTAGAGGTCGCAATAAAAATTCTGCTCCTTTGAAAAGAGCAAATCCCCCAATTGCCGCCATAGCACCTTTACGAAGATTGATCATACCTCCTGTAGCGGCATTAAGTTCTTGGTCGAGAGTTCTAAGTGCTTTGCCACCAACCGAGAGGAAATTAATAAATCCGTCCGCTTGGGCAATAACGGCTTTTAGTCCGCTCACGATGCCGTCTGTAAAACCACTAGAAACGCCCGCTTTTTCAATGCTATCGAGAGCGTTGAAAATGTTGTTTCGTTTTTTATTCCAGTCATCAAGAATTTCTTCTCTTGTTGATTTTACCTGTTTATTTGGTTCAGGTTCGGGATCAGGTGAAGCAACAGGTCGGTTAATAGGAGGGTTAGGAGGCTGTCCACTACCACCGATATTTTCCCACGGATCAGGTGAAGCAACAGGTCGGTTAATAGGAGGGTTAGGAGGCTGTCCACTACCACCGATATTTTCCCACGGATCAGGTGAAGCAACAGGTCGGTTAATAGGAGGGTTAGGAGGCTGTCCACTACCACCGATATTTTCCCACGGATCAGGTGAAGCAACAGAAGAAATAATATCATTTTTTGGGGGTTCAACAGGAGTAAAAGTTTTTGATAGAGGGAATTTGCTTAATTTTTCTTCTAGTAGCTTGTCAATTGGTTCACCTTCCCACCCCATCAATATCGCTTCAACAGCTAAATATTTTAAGTTAGGAATATTTACATCAAAATAAGATTGAATAAGTTCTTCAATATCGCCAAGTGACGACCCTGATTTAAATTTTTTAACAAGTTCACTACCTAAACTCCGAAAATCAAAAGAAGAAATTCCTTTTTCTGTTCCAATTGCCACACCTTTAATTAGGTTTTCTCCCGCTTCTTCCCCCTTCCAAGATGGTGAAGCATTTCCCAGCCCTTTATTTGTTGCGTCGATAATTCCAATCGCAACATCTAAAGCGTATTTTTCGCTATTATTATTTTGTAATCCAATATTTAACCCCTTAATATAATTTAACCCAGACTGTTTGCCATCACTGGAGAACATCAAACTAATTGCTTCAAGGTTTTTTGCGAATACTGGAACGCCAGCACTTAAAGAAGATGCAATAACTTCAATGAGTTTGCGTCCGTAAATATTGTACTTTTCTTCTATATCGCCTAAATTAATACCTAAAAAATCAGACGGATCAATTTTGCCAGTAGTTTGAACCTCAAGGTATTCAAGTATCTCATTAGGTCTGCGATTGTATTGGTCTGGTGTAAAGCTAGACAAAGGATTTGTTATTATCTCGCTTGGATTTCTCCAAAAAGCACCAGAGTCACCTCTAGTAAATGTTGATCGGTTGGCAATTTTTGCTATATCGAGCATTATTTCAGCATCGCCATAGTAATCATTTCCTTTGATCGGTTCGGAAAAAGAGTTAATTGCGCTATAAGCAACAGGTTCTTTGAAAACTTGTTTTTCAAAATCAAATCTGTCTCTTCTTAAACTCCATTGATTAAAAGTAGGGTCTATTCCTTGTGTTAAAATAGCTTGGAGATTTGCAAAAGCTGTTTTATGTCCAGCGTAAAAATTAGATAATTGCTTAAGTCTAATACTAGCAGAAGCTAACGCATTTTCCGATGGCAAGCTTGATTCAATTAATCGTGTAGGGGTAGGATAAGAAATAATATCATTTTTTGGGGGTTCAACAGGAGTAAAAGTTTTTGATAGAGGGAATTTGCTTAATTTTTTTTCTAGTAGCCCGTCAATTGGTTTACCTTCCCACCCCATCATTTTCGCTTCAACAGCTAAATCTTTTAAGTTAGGAATA